GCCCCCGGCAGCCAAATCGTAGGTCTGGACCTGGTTGAACTGCTTCGGTGCCAGCAGCTTGAAGAACTGGTGCATGCTTGCCGTGCGTACCTCAATACGCACGAGATCAGTGCCGTTGGAGCCAAGTGTGATGGGCTGCTCAAGCATGATGATAAGCTTGGAGCCGATAGCACCGTCACCGACTCTGTGGGCCTTCATCATGTTTATGTCGGGCAGCATGGTGACCAGGTCAGGCTCCGCAATGGAGGCGGCAAGATTTATCGTGATCGGGTTGAAGTCAGAGGTCTGCTGGATGGATATTATCTTGGACACATCATATTCAGGAGGCACAGTGCAGAGCCGTATCTTGCCAGAGACCAGCGGGGCGGACACCACCGTGAGCTTCACGGCGGTGGCGCCCTGCCAGAACATGGCAAACATGGCCATGAACCAGCCCCAGAAAGTATTCTCGGGCTTGTTTTCGATGACCATGAGCTTGCTGTTGACGGCGGTCCTAGTCGTGATGTCGAAGGTGTACCTGCCCAGTGACTCACGGAACTCCCGCATCCCGGGCGGGAACGGGATCTCCTCATATCCAAGGCCAGAGCCAAGGTCTATGGTTGCAGAGTCAGAGCCAGGAAGGACAGGACCAGCGGCCTCATTCGGGTCATTGACTTGAGCAGAGGAAGCGCCAGACTCAACATGGTAGCCAGACACAGATAGGACAATGCTGGGCAGCCACTTGGCTTGGGCTGTCATCACTCTCTTGTACAGGACCTGATAGTACGCCTGTTCTGCCTCTGTCTTTGTTGCATAGTCCACTCCACGGATGGCATCCATGTTTAAGATCGACCACACGCTGTCCCGGAAGACGGGGTGTGCCTTTGGGTATTCCACGAGAGGATCACGGGCTGCCCAGTGGATGTAGTTGCCAGCTGCGATCTCCGAGCGCTTACGAGCCTTCGCCCAGATGTAGACTGCCAAGCTGTGCGTTAGCTCGCTGACCAGATTGGGGTGGGAGCCGCACCAGCCAACAGTTTCGTCGAGCACCCGGGCATGGAGCTCCTTGCAGTACGCCTGGTTGGCCATGCGCTTGGTTGCAAAGCGCTGACCTTTGCCAAGAGGTCCCTTTGCAAGCCAGCCCTCTTCCGTTTGGTTGAAGCGTGCCTCGGGGTACTTGATACTGGGCTCACGGACTGCCCAGCCGACGTAGTTGCCGTTGTCCACTGCCAAGACCTGATGGAGAATCTCCTTCTGGCGCATCCTCTCCATGTCGGTGATAGCATCTCCGCGAGCGTTCGGCTCTCCGCAGGGGTTCATTTGGTATGCTGACATTTCATAGGCAGTAGAAAACATAGATTCGGCCGTAAAGCCGACGTCTATAGTGCTTTCAGCAGGCATGTTATGCGTGTCCTGCTCACGGTGCCTCTCGGCCAGGTAGGCTGACAGGCATTCGTCATACGTGTAAGGGACGAAAGGCTCAAGATCAGAGCTGACCTTGTGACTGGTGTGGTACTGCCGCATCGCAGCAACCACAGTGTTGAAAAAGTCACGTCCATTCAGACACGCCTCGAATTGGATCATGTGCACCATGCCCGGCCAGTCCTCCTTGGGTATAGGGTAGACAGCGTTGGGCTTCTCCTGAAACAGCAGGGCACCGTTCGCACCGCCAGTTCTCCGCGGCCCCTTGTGGTATTCAAGCTGCTTTATGATGCTATGCTTGTCCAGCGCGGCATGGAAGACTCCGTTGTTTTGGATGTCGACGAAACTGCGCTTGATGAAGACAAGGTCGCCGAAGTGCTTGTCATACACCTCACCCGTCTTGTTTCCTGGCGTTGGTTTCAGACCGTAGCTTCTAAGCCGCGCGGCGATTGCCTGAGGAGGACATGCAGCATACAGGTTGTCATCCATACCCATGATTGAGTCGTCTCCGTACACATATATTGTGCACTCCTGCATGATGCTGCGTATATCCCATCCGGACACCTCCTGCATAGCCATGGTTAGGACGATGAGCTGTGCCATTGAGTTGCTCCTATCTGTGTCAGGCCTGCCCGAGGCCTGGCCGCGCGGCAGGGTGATGATCTGCCGGCCCAGCTGCGCATGGATGCGGGTCATCGACCTGGCAAGGTTCGTGCGAATGGCGCAATGCGTGGTGTCAGGATCCTTCTCATTGGCGAGGTCGGCAAAGATCAAGGCTGCCGCCTCTATGAATGTTGATTCAAGGCTGGTGTCCCAGCCGCTGAAATCCATGTCAAAGTAGTGCTGGCGCCTCTTTATGTCGGAAGCAACACGGCTCATGATCCTACTGTTGGGGTTGATGCCAACGCAGATCGGATGTTTGCCGACCTCCTCATCCAGGGCGGCATACATGGCCTTGTTGAATTCGTTGCTGATCAGCACGATGTCAGTTGGGCTCCCGAGGATGAGCCGCGTTTTCTCCAGAGCCTTCGCCTCCTTGAGAAGCTCGTCCTTGCCGTTGGCTGTGTAGACGACCTCTATGGGCCCTTTCTTCAACTGGTCACGCCTATACCGTGTGTACTCCAAGAGCATGCGGGCCTGCTCTGTGTCCCTCCATGTGGTGCCTTCCTTCTCATCCGTCTCCATGCAGTCGGCTCTGGTAAACGACTTTCTTCCATCCACCTTGATGTTAAACGGGTAGCCAATGCCCCCTTCCACGTGCACGTGCCTTACGGCCTGCTCAAGCGTGGTGGGCTTGCAATCATGTCCGGCAAGGATCTCGGAGTAGAACTGCCGCCAGTAGTCAACCGTAGTTGCCAAGAGTTCCTCAGGCCAAGCAGCTGTGCGCTTGGCGCAGTACTTGTTCAACTCTATAGTGAGGACCTCTACTGCCGACATTGGGCCACGCCTGGTATCGGTGCCGCCGAGAACTGCAGGGACCATGCCGCTCTTCCTCTTGAACATGCCCGTTCGCCAGAGACAACTGCTGGCATTGTGAAAGTAGCAGTTTGGAGCCGTGCGGACCGTTGCACTGGGCAGGCTGGTTGAATAAACATGCCGTGATTCTGTCTTGAATCCCTCCTTGGGCATGAGTCCAGAGTGTAGCATCTGTGCCATCTTCTCCTCACCCTTGGCGCCAGCATGGATGCCGGCGATGCGCCAGACACCTGAGTGCAGGAGCACAATGGGAGAGCCACATGTACCGACGGCTGTGTCTGTGAGGTTGGCCATGGTGCTGAGGCTCTTTATCGCAGGCTTGGCTGCCAGGACAAATGCGATGCCGCGGGTTGCCCATTTCTTTCCATCAGGATCAGTCATCTCGCTAGTGACGAACCGAGCCTGTGCCACTTTGGCTGCGGCAGGTATGTTGCCCTCCTTGGTGACAAGGACGGCCATGCCGCTGACTAGGTCCTCAGCCTGTTTAGCGTCCAGCACAAGGGCCGAGATGTCAACGGCCTTGCTAGGTTCGATGGTGACAAATGCGAGGTCGTGCTCCGCCGTTGCCATGTACTTTCTCCTGATGGGGTATTCCCGGCCGTTATGGCAAACAACCGACGCCTTGGCGGCAGCATGCCTGTTGATTACAGCCTGGCCATCCTTCAATATGACACCTCTGGTGAAGATGATGCCTTTGTCGTCCTTGACGGTGACAATCTGCTTGACTATATCAGCTAAGTTCCGCTCACCGGCCTCGGCCTCAAAGAAGTTGTCTGGCAGCCTCTGGGTGTAATCGCCGTAGTGTGACTTCCACTCTATGGGCTGGAGGGCCGTGGTGTCCAGTGGCTCGGTATCATAGCCAACGGTGCCCTTGCGGAACACCGTCACGCCCGTACTATAGTCCTCATCACTGAGGGCGGCGGTCACGGTTTGCTTGATGCCCTTGCCTCCGCCTCTGGAACGGATCTTAAGTGCGTCGGCCATACTGGTATAGGTGGTAACGAGTTTGCCAGCTCTTTTGTCGGCCTTGGCGGTCTTTGCCAGGTCGACGGCCCTAGGGTCGTACTCAGCGTATTTGAGCACCTTGGCGAGGGGCTTCCCGCTGGCGTCTCGAGCCGTGGCATCCCAGGCCTCATGCATGAGGGGGGCATTCAGCTTAGCGTCGCCTCCATATTTCTTCGTGATGTAAGACACGACGTCATCATACTGCTGTGGTGTCATTTGGATGTGCGGCATGGTGCCCGCCTTCAGCTTCCTGGCTCCAGCCTGGGCCTCGTAGGTGACTTTTATGACGTTTTCACCTTCCTGCCTGGACGCTGACACAGAGAGCACCTTGGGCACGCCCCTGAGTTCCCGCTTGTCGCGGTAGTTCTTAATCACAAGGCCGACGCCGATGGCGCTGAATGCAAACGTGGCCGCACCCATTGCGGCATTGACTACCTTCAGCCATTTGCTCGGTGTCTTCTTCAACACGTGCTGTGCTTTGACAAATGTTGCACCAAGTTGCTTGACGTCAAGCTTCTTTAGCGCATTGATGCCGGCCAACAGGGGCTCGCAGTTTGGATCATCGCTGACGAATTGATCATTTACAAGCCTGATAGTGGACTTCGTTGTGACAAGCTTGTACAGGCAGGGGCTGCCATCTATAACGCAGAGCAGCAGCTTATCTTTGCCAGCCTTGACGGTGACGAGGAGCGATTCGGTGCCCAACTGGCCAGTTTTCAGGATGTACATCAGGCACTCCTCAAGAGTGCAGGAACTTAGGGCACTGACTCGCTCAGCCACCGCATTGGCCACCTTCTTCAGCTGGTCGGACAGTCCGCCATTCTTCGCGACGGAGGCCATGATTTTAAGGCCGTCAGCGATGGTCATCTCCTTGGTCAATGCCGGTAGGTCGAATGGCAAGGCCACAGCCGCCTGCATGGCTGCTATGGTGTCAGCGTCGTTGGTGTTGAGGCTTGGTATGTAGTCTGAAACGATGTTCGGCTTGGCGGCAACTCCTTCCACGTACGTGTGTACCTCACTGAGGTTCACGTCCATGCCCTGATGGTTCACGCGGACTATGACGTCCCTGTCCTTGGCACTTATCATGTCCGTGAAGTTGTAATATCCCAGCCATGTCTTCTTCTTGAAGGCGAACCGGATGATATGGAGACGGCTCTCAATGGCCTCCCTGTCCTCACCAGTGCGCCTGAGCCAGGCAGTAAATTTCTCATCCCATTGGCTGGAGTTGCAGGCGGCCACTACCACGCGGCCATCGTCCCTGTTCTTGAGAAAATCGTCCATTCTTGAGTCCTCAGTGGTGACTTCATCAATGCACTGCAACTTGGACAGTAGCTTCAGAACGCTGCTCTTTCCACAGCCCGGAGGCCCTACCAGCAGGATGAATCTGCATCGGGCGCCTGCTTGAGTCAGCACGCCCGTTATCCTCGTCGGATTGCCCTCGTAGGCCTGCTTGTACTCGATGGGCATCTTTTGCAGGAAGTCCTCCCAGTTGGTATCAATCTTCCGACGCAGCACGTTGAGAACGTCATTATAGCTCGTCTGAATCTTCACATTGCCAATGCCAGGAATGGCACTGGCACCATCCGTGCCGGATGCACCAGGCGCGAGCCAGGACATCTTTGTCTCGGCCCAGACCTCCAGTGGCACTGTCTTGTCGTCCATATGAAGCTGGTGGGCCAGTTCGTTCTCAACGAGGAGGACCTGGCCGAATCTACGGGCCATGGCCCCCTCGCAGACGCCTCCCAGCATTTCCCTGGTGAACGGGTTGTCATTGTTGGTGGTGACGAAGACGACTTGTGAGTTGAAGGTCATCTTCTTGGACTCAATCATGTCGGCATCGAGTGGATATATGGCAGAGTCAACCATGCGCTGCAGCCTGGCCCACTCACGGGCATCAGGGTTGTTGAAGGCATCCTGCATGCTGACGGTGAACTGGTTGTTGTAGCCGTCCCATTTCCTCTCCTCAGTCGGCACTTCAAACCTGCTGTCACCAGACAGGCCATATTCCTTGCAGAGTGTCTCACCAAGCAGCTCTGTGAGGCGAGTCTTGCCGGTGCCCGGCTTGCCGATGATGAGGATTGCCGCAGGCTTCGGTCTCTTCGCGGCAGCTGCCATGATGCCTTCCATGGCATTCCTTAGGCGGGTGCACTCCTGGACGGCGGACTTAAAGGTCTCCATGATGCCGGGTTCTAGTTTGCCGCTTATGTTCGCCAGCTGCAGCTGGTATCGGTCCAACAGGTTTATGGCCTGCCCTAGGGCGTAGCTCTGCTTCATGACTAGCAGCGGATTTGATCTGACGCAGGCGTTCATGTTGCTCAGAGTCTTCTGCACGGCGAGGAGATCCTTGCAAAGCAGCGAGTTGCTACTCTCTATGGGGTCCACCACGCAGAGGTCAGTGAGCTCCAAGAGCACCATGTTGATGACCTGGGGGATCATCTTCGCCGTCTCTCTGGCGTCAACCATGAAGGTCTTGATGCCGCTGAGGCTCTTTGTCAGGGTACTCTTCAGGTCCTTGCCCTTCTGGAAGCCCATTAAGCTTACCGCGCCGGTGAGGGCAACGGCAACTGCTGAGCCCGCTAGCATGTTCTTATTGCTAGCCGAAAAACGCCTGACCAACTCATCGTCGACAAAGCCGGCCTGAGTGACGAATCCGGGCTCTGGCCCAGTGAAGAAGTCGACGGCCATGCCGACGAACTCCCTTGCATAGGTGCTGGTGATCTCCCATGCTTCCAGAACTTTTAGGCATTGCACTCCGATGTTGAGCGGCGAGGGGTCTAGCATGCAGGATGTCACGCAGTCGGTGAGCATTATGGGCTTCAACCAGGCCATGAACGCGTTGGCCATGTCCATGCCGTCTTGACAGTCCAGTATGCGCTGGAGTCCAGCGGGCAGAAAGCTGAGCATGGGCTCAGGGGGTTTCTGCGGCATTCCCGGCACAACTGTCGTTGTCTTCTCAGCTGGCTCAGGTGTCCTAGCGCCACCTGTACCTGCAGCAGCCTCGCCGGCCATGTTGGCCTTGTTCTCGTCCTTCGACGCAAAGGTGGCGGCCGGACGTTTAGCGGTCACCTTCCTACCTTCGAGTAGGTCCATCATCTCGTCGTATGTCTCCTTACTGAGCTCGTATAGGTCATAGTTGAACTTGACCTTGGATAGCAGAGCCACGCTCCTGCGCACGTCGCCGTTGAAGACTCCGCAGCAGAAGAGGGACAGCGCCACGCTGCCATCATAGTCGGCGAAGTAGTCATTCAGGGCATCAATGATGCTAGCTGCCCTGTCATACATGGAACCGTCGTTGCCGGTGTAGACATGCACCACTGTTGTGTCCTGGCCATAGTCGACGGGATTGATACCGCCCAACTTGGCCATCTCCATGACCTCCGCGTCATCCTTATCGCCATGCATGGCAGGGATCGCTTGCGCGAGTGCACGTGCGATGCCTAGTCCATGGGCGTGGGACACGTTAGCGGGGTTGACGTAGTACTTGTGGTCCCCCGTGGTGATGCTGGCGTTGTGGTAGCGCCGCTTGAGCTCTTTGGCCTGCTTGGGAGGGTCGTAGACCAGCATCTTGCTGGCCCTTTTGCACCTGTCCCAGAATTTGGCAAGTCCCGGCGGTGGGACGGTGAAGTACACCTGTGCACGCACCGCGCGCAGGCCACAGTCAATGGTGTTCTTGAGCAGGCCATTGTAGACATCTATGTTGTACTGGGCCTCTCCTTCAATCACGTACGTGACAAGGCAGTTGAGCGTGTCACGGTCAGTGAATTTCCGACTGACGCATTCGTGCTTATCGCTCTGGAGGCGGAAGGTGTAGCTCCGCCAGTCACTGAGGATGACAACGGGACGCGACATATGAACACCGGTAACAAAAATGCCGGTTAATGGCGCGTTCGCCCTTATAAAGGGTAGGTAGTAGACTGGGTCTGAGCCCATCCACACCGCGTTGTCCTTAGTGAAGGCGAGAGCGGTTGTCTCACCCGCCACTCTGAGCAGATGCATTAGGGGCTCCTTTTCTATGTAGCGAGCCAAATCATCCGTGATGGGCGTATTGCTGCCCCAGGCGCAGTGCATCGTGGCGCGGGCTGTGGAAGCGAAGGATGCATAAGTAGCACCCGCTTTCTCGGCGTTGTGTAACTGGCCGAGCGCAACAAGGGCCTGAGGGTCCTTGTCCAACTTCCAGTCCGCAAGGCGCTTCTTGGCGTGGTCTGTCCAGCCCTTGGCCAGCGGCGTACTCGCCCTAATCACGAAGTCCCCGCTGGTTACAAGGCGGGTCGCAGCATTGGCCATGCTGTTGCGCAGCTTACTGGCACCACTGGCCAATGATCGTGCCAGTGGCGTCTCGGCAAATCTGTCGAGAAGGGACTTGGGCTGGGCC